TCATACCACCGGCCATCTTTTTCTGTTTCTGTTTCTTGGCTTTTTTTAAATTTGCGGAGTTCTTAGCCATATCTTCATCGCTTATCCCCGCGCCATCATAATCAAACCCAAGCAACCGGGGGAGTTCACTCCCAAAGCCTTTATAGCCTTTTGGACCACCGCCGAATTGGAGTCGCTTGGTTTTACCTTTTTTAACTTTTTCTTTAGCAGCCTTAACCATGTCACCTTCTTTATAGCCCATGACTTTGCCACCCATCATCATTTTGCCTTTACCGTCACCTACAAACATAGGTAATCCGGTTTCTGGGTTCATTGGCATTTTACCACCAGCGTTATAACCCATCATTTTTTTCTTCATCTTATCTTTCTTCATAATACTATTTCCCTACTTTTTTCATGGCTTTTTTGTGAGACGCAATAAACGAACTACCTTTACGCATAGACTTCTTCATATCCGTCATATGTTTGGCAGTATGATGTTTAGAATGTTTCTTCAACGTAGTTTTCTGTCTAGCACTAATTTTTTTACGCATTTAACATTTCCACCGTTTTCTAGCCTGTCTAAGGCGGCTGTTAGGATCTTTAGCTGCTTTAGGAAATTTTTTCATTTGCCCAGCACTACGAGCGCAATAAGACTTACGCCTATTAGCAGATTTACTTCCGGGTTTTACTTTACCTGTAACGGCGGTTTTTAAGGTACTGCCGGGGTTCTTACGACGGTATGCCGCTACTCCAGCCCTAGTCATACCTGCACCGGACTTAGTAGAGCGAAAGTTCTTTTTATTCCTTGCGGGCATATTAGCGGGTTTACGTACGTTACCCCCAGATTTGTAGTATGTCCGCATAGAACTATCCTACATAAAATACCGTCATAGATGAAAGGCCCGCTACAGAATACGTTACATACCCACCATCAACAAACAATATACCATCATCAGGAACGTCTGGGTACTGTGTAGTATTTGCGGCAGCTACGGTATTAAACTGCATCCGTATTGTACCTGTACCAGAACCCTCTCTAAACGTAATTGTACCTGCTGTACCAGTATTTACTGCGTACAGGCCACGAAGCCGTAATCTACCTCTGAACATGGGTGATGCAATAGACGCACCAGAACCGGCGCTTACATCACCTGCAGGATTACCTACGGCTGCTATTTTAGTTACAGTAGTAAAGAAAGTAGAGCCTGTTGCTGTATTGTTGTTGGCTCCAGTAATAGATTCAATTACAGCAGTGCCTGTTTCATCAGTACCAGTCACGTTAAAAGATTTACTAGAATCATTCCCTGCACTGAGGATGGTAACATTTCTAGGCTCGTCAAACGTAACTGAACCTCCAGAAGCAAGAGCGCCTCCTAGAACTAAACTAGCGTTATTACCTACAGAAGCAGCAACTGATATACCGTTAGGGTCCACAGCGGCGGCGGTTATAAATGTAGATTGGATGTCAGAAGACATATCCGTTCTCCTTAAAAAGGTGGAGGTTACTACACCCCCACCTACTTAATTACGTTGCTGCGAATACAGAAAGGTTAGCGGCAACACCGGTACCAGAAGAAGTACAACGGGCTTCTGCTCTCCACGCGGTTCCATTAAAAGTGAACACAACATAACTACCAATGCCGGGACCAGAATTAGTTAGGCCAACAAGGTTAAGAAAGTCATCACTAGTACCATTAGCAACATCAACTGAGTTAATAAGTCCTACAGCAGAGCCGGTTGCCCCGGTCATTTTATATACAGCAGAACCCGCCATATAAAATGCGCCAGCAGTGCCAAACTTATGTGTAGCTCCGTTAGCAACGATGGCTTGATATTCAACAATTATTACGTCGCCAGCAGTAGAGTTACCGGCAGTAGGAAGAGTTGCTGTAATATTAGCACCGTTTGCAGGAGATAAAAAATGAGTGTTTTTGGTCATAAGGGTAGCAAAACCGTTAGCCATCTGAGTCTTAGACGTGATGGTTGGGGCAAGAAGACCCGTGGGGTTTGCAACACCAGTAGTAAATGTTGCATACCCTGTAACGGCAAGTGTACCACCAATTGAAGTATTTTTAGAAAATGTACTGTTGATGGTTTCACCGCCAGTACCAGCAGTAATGTTAATATCTTCAAAACCGTTTTTTGAACGGACTACTCCGTCGAAAGTTGTCTTAGCCATGTGTATCTCCTGTCGTGGCTTTTGTCAGCCGCACAATGCAACTGTCAGGAATAAGATGTTATACAATAAAAAAAGGGGGGTAGCAAGTACCCCCCCCTCTTAATATTTAGCTTAGGCTGCTCCGGGAGAGCCAAAGATCCCAAGGGGATCAGAGACACCGAACGAATAACGCTCTCGTGCCTTGTAGCGACTGTTGCCCGTATCAAAGTCAGCATCCATAGATGTCTGCATTGGAGTACGAGTGAAGTGCTTCAAGCCATTTGGTACGTCAGTCATAAGGAACCAAGCGTCTGTATCCGTCAGATAATGGTTGATCGCATAACCTTCAGGAATAGCACCGTTATTCTTGAGAGCATTAAGATCATTATCTGCCGTGTTTACACGTCCTTCAGTTTCTAACAGCCGCGTAGCAACGAATTGCAGAGCGGATGGAATAACAAGTTTTCTAGGACGAGCGGCAATAAGCAAACCACGCTCGTCTGTCCAACCACCAATCTGGATAACGGCGGCTTCAAGAGAAGTCTCGTTAAGATCAGCAGCAATGGCGGGACGGTTTGAGTTGGTCCCACCAGAGACAAGCGGATGTGCGGTGGAGCAAAGTGCTACACCATCACCATAAGTTGTGGAGAAGGCATCGTTAAGAATAGCCGCCCCTTTAACTTGCTTCGTGTAAGCCATAGCGCGGGCAAGAGCTTTAGTATAACGAGCAGACAGAGAGTCATACAAGTTATCTTCAACTGCTTCTTCAGTAACTGAGAAGCCCATTGCAACGGTTTCATGTTGATAACGAGCCGTCCATGCTTCCTGTGCGTTGTCATATTCGATGGCAGAGCCTTCGTCTTTGACTGGTGCAGCAGAAAAACCGGAAAGTTTCGTTTCTTCTTCAAAAGAACGGTCAGAAGACTCTGATTCGAATATCTCCTTATGCTCTTCACCGTACTTAGCATACTCCATACCAAACAGAGCATTAAGGCCGGGAAGAAGTTCTTTTAGTAGTTGGGCGCGTGAAATAGCCATTGTTTATACCTCCTACAATCCAACAGGGTTACGATAAGCGTGTCCGCCGATGAACACGTTACTACCATTGTCAGTATGTGGGCTGAAGATAACAAGCACTTCTTGGAAGGTATCGCTACCTGTAGAAGTGCTGTCAACCACATCAATTATCTGAAATGGTAGTGTCGAAGTTGTAGCAACAGTATTATTGATAGCTAATTTAGACCGTCCATTAGCAGTATTTAATGTATTGCTAATGATTGAAGCCTTATTACCAATAACAGTTCTTCCTAATGTTGCCATTGTTGTACCTGAAGAACATATAGCGGCTTTTAGTATAACGTCAGGGTCGTCAACAATAAACGCACTAATATCACTAGCAACAATGCTGCCGGGATATGAGTTGTTAAATGTTGGTTGGCTGGTGTTCGGGTCTGTGTAACTGCAACCCATAAAAACACCTAGTGTCCCAGTAGCTGGGAAAGCGGTAGTACTAGCGTCACGCTCAATAGTTCCGTCGTTTACACGTTTTATCAGGTCGCCTTTTCCGATAGCTGTGCCGTAATTACTAGCTATCTTCATTTGTCGAGTAGCGCCTGCGAACACACGACCACCAATCAAACCGACGGGTATTAGCCCATAAGGGGCCTCAATATTAGGATAAGCCATTGCTTATAACTCCCGAGTCAAAAATTAAGTTCCATTACCAAAAGTGACCTTCGATTTCCGATCATTAAAGAGCGGCATCCGAGGATCGTTTTCTCTCATTAGGTTGTTATCGACTGAAGAAATTTGCGCTTTACTTTGTTTACTAAAATAATCTGTACGCTCTTCAACTAATTCTTGTGGAGCTTTGCAAAGCATTAACCCTCCGATTACAACATTATCAGCGAACCTTTCTTGTTCGATAGTAACTAGTGTAATCTCTGGATGGTCTGTTGCCTTAACCGGCTCCCAACCTTCACGTAGTTTTGAGGAAACATTAGTGGCATCAATCTGACCTAGTGTAGCTACACGAATCCAATGAAATTCATAACCCGGCTCGGGAGTAGGTGAGGGAAGCACTTCGGGGCGCTGCCAAGCTCGTTTACGGGTCGTTTTTTCTCTATTCGTTTGCTCACGGTTAATTCTATTATCAGCCATTTGCGTCTTTCCTCATTTCAATTGCAACCTGTTTGGCGTAGTCTTCAATAGGAACTCCTAAACGTTTCGCTAGGTTTACTTGTGTTTGCGTTAGTACAATCTTTTTAGGAGAAGTACTCCGCGTAGCGGGTGCAACCACATTCGCCTGACGTTTTGGTGTTACCTTTTTTTCTTCAATATCCTCAAATTCCTCTGGGAATATTTTACGCATACGAGAATTAATAGTCTCGTAGTATTCATCACTTTGTAGGTCCATACCTTGTTTGGCAAGTTTATTATGCAGTCCCAGTACGTAACTTGTCATTTCATCGTCTGAACCAAACCAAGGATTATCCTCGGCCCATTCGTTAGCACGCTTATCAACCGGCACTGGGGCAGGTTGCGTACTAACTTCTTCTACAGAAGTTTCTTGCTCCTGTAAAGAAGGTAGTTGAATATTATTTAAACGATCAGCTTTAATCTTAACTGTTGTTAGTTTTTCTTGGGCTTCTACTAGTGCGTCTGTATCACCTGCTTCGTGTGCTTCTTTATACTCACGTTTAGCTATTTCTAATTCAGAATCTGCACTACGTTTTGCTTGTTCTAAAAGGACAGTTTGATTTTTGTTCTGCGAACTTTTCAGTCCTTTGTTTTCTTCTACAAGCTGTTGAGTGTACCGTTCAAGCTCTTCCCTCTCACGGAACGCCGTTTCTTTTGCGCGACGTTCATCATGATATCCCTTGCTGAAGTGTTTGATTCTATTACGAACTTTGTCAGAATAATCTTCAAGTTCTTCATCAGTAACTTCTTCAGGGGGGTCAGACATTTTACGCCCCCTATCTGCTTTAGGGGTGTCATCAACAACTTCAACTTCAACTTCTAGGTCATCAGCTTCAGATTTTGCTGACCCTCTATTGTTGGTCTTAACTTCTACAGCAGCAGAAGACTTAACTTCTATATCTGATGACTCTTCTTGCTCATCAGGAAAACTAAATTCAACTTTCTCAAAAGGCATATCTTATCTCCTATACATTGCAAATACCACGAGGATCAGGAATAACTGCCTCAATGGAATCGTCGTTCATAAGGCGAAACTCTTTACCATTAACCTTAAAGCGAGTGCCTGTATTCATACGAAACATAACATAGTCCCCTACTTTACACCAAGGGCCACTAGGGAACCGTTCTTTGTCAGTATATGCGCTACCGCCCATATCTATAACAACCCCCATAATAGAGAGTATATATTCGCGGTGCTTCTCTGAATCCGTTTTAAGGAGCGAAGTACCTTGATAGTTATCTTCGATATCTGGTAACGCTACTAGCAATCTGTACCCAGCCGGAATAGGTAGTTGGGCATCAAAATCTTCTTCGCTAGCAATAGATTTTACTGCTGTTTTAGTCATTATCTTCTTCCAAAAAGTTGCGCGAAAGGTCTTCAATATGTGAGAGTGTGGCGTCTAGACCTCGGATAACACCACATAATTCCCTATACTCAGAGAAGTCTTTTGGACTGCCGTTTGCTAGGAAAGCTATTGCAGAGGAACGTTGTTCCTCGATACGTTCTTTAAGCACGTCAAAGACGGTTTTTGCCATAGGTTATGTTGCTCCTTTTTAAGAGGGTTGATTCTTATTAGATTCAGTTACAGCTTTAAATATATCAAGATCTAATTTATCAGCTTCGCGTTTAACGTCAGCATCTATACCCGCTTTAGTTTTTTGTGCGCCTACAACTATATTTGTTTGTTCGTTCTCTACTCGCTGGGCATTTATAGCTGCATCTGCTAAATCTTTTTGAGCCTTACGTTGTAGATCAGCTTGTTGTAGACCAACATCGGCTTGGTCTTTCTGAGCTTTGCGTTGTACTTCTGCTTCTTTAACAGCGACTTCTTGGCGGCGTAACTGAAGAACTGGATCTTGAGCTTGTTCTTGAGCTTGCTGCTGTGCGGCCTGTTGTTGATGTGCTGCTGTAAGTTGTTTACCTGCGTCTGCAACAAGTCTGGCAAGTTCAACTTCAACTTCTTCAGACAGTGGCTGGTCAGGAGGTGGAAGCGGCACACCCAAGCGTTCTTCAATCTGGTTACGGTAACTAAACCCTAGATGTTCTGCTATGTGAGCCTGTAAAGACGCCATAATCTGTTGTGCTTGAGGGTTCTGACCAATTGACTGAGCAACCATAGGATCTTGCATAAACGCCGTATGTGTAGCGATATGAGCATCGTGTTCCTGATACAAAAACGCTTTCATGGGCTTGCCTACAAGTGCAGCCATGTTTTCGCTTACTGGATCGACTGGTAGTGCATCGCCGTCTGTAGGAACAAGTTTATCTGCGTTCTTTACCCCAAGCACTTCTATCATCTGCCTGTGTAACTGAGGTAGGTCATATATCTGCGGTGCAGACTGCGACATTTGCAAGACAGCCTGATATTGTACGACACGTTGTGCCATAGTAGAACTATTAGGATCACTGACAGGTATTACAGTTACAGAATCGTAGTCTGCCCTACGTGCGTTCATCTCGCCCCTGTAAGGCTGATAGGCGTACTGTTCAGGTGCATACTCAGCCATGATAGTTTTGAGCAGCTTAAACTCCTGCTTCATAGCATAATGCACACGGGCTTGGACTGCGGCCATAGGCTTGAGGGTTCGCTCAAGTAGCGCCAATGTCGTACCAACGGGGGCATTAGCCGACATGTCAGAGATATTCATATCACTGATAGCCCCAAGCCTACGGCCTTCAGTTGTAATCTGGTTAAGAAGCGCCAAGAGTGTCTGAGACGGTTCTTTATACGGAAGTGGCATAATATTATCGCGGATACTACCTGACGGCACATCTACGTCACGCCACTCTCCCGGCTCAATCGGTGTATCATCTCCTTTAATACGTAAGCCTCGAGACTTAATACCGCCGGGAAGGTTAGATAAAGTACCTGCGTCTACAAGTTGACGAATAATAGATGTACCCGCGCGGGCGTAACCACCAATAATATGTATTAAACCTAAACCATAAAATCCAAAACCGGGTACATATACATAGTGTACGAAGTGCTGGCGCTTCTGCATAAGCGCATCATCAGGGTTCCAGTTCCTACGAATTGCAAGGACGTTATTAGTGCCACGCTCAATAGTAACTACGTATGGTTTTGCAATCTCATCGTCAGAATCATCTATACCTTCAATAACAAGATCAGCGTGTACCTCGTACAACGCATAACGGTCATCATCGGTTACAGAATACCCACCTTCTTCTGCTTTACGTTGCTCTATATCCGTATGGTACGGTTGTGGGTCATTAAGCTCCATATCTCTATAGAACCCACTTACCTGAAGTTTCTTTAATTCATTCTTAGTTTTACGCATTATGTGTGTAACACGCTCGGCACTTTCGATATGAGAAGCACCGTAAGGGACGATAACATCTTCAGCCGGAATATAGATTGCTACCTGACGATCTATGTTAGGATCAAAATACACCTTCTTAAATGCAGATCCTGCAAGCCCCAGACTGTACAGCAAGCGTTCATGTTCAGGACGATACTCAACCATGCGTTCTGTTAGTTCATAATTCATATCTGCTTTAACACGAGCAGAAGCTTCTTCTTTTTCTTTCGTCTCTTCCCCAATAACTTTGGTATTTACTGGACCTGATGCTGGGAAAGTCTCACTCATAGTCTCCGCTTGAAACCGGATAGCCGCTTCCGCAAGCACTGTAGAATATACACCACACGCGCCTTCCCACGGCTCACTGCGCTCCTCATATTTGAAACCAAGGACATCCAGTCCTTTAACGAACGTATCTGCCCAGTCCTTGCGAGAATCAATGTCAGCATCTACCATTCCTACTAAATCATCAGAGAGTTCATCCAGTATTCCTTCGTCCAGCGACTCTGCTAGATTGGCGTCGAAAGCATCGTCATCGCTCCCTGCCTTTTCGGGTATTAGTGTAATTTCAACACTACCATCATCCAGAGTAACCATATCTGGATTCACGATTTCAATTTCCAAACCTTCTCCAATAGAGTCTTTATTCTCTTCGGGTAGAGGTGTTAATGCTTTTTCAATAGCCATGATTCATCCTAATAATAGCCGCCCTGCCGATGTTTAAAATATTGCATCTCTTCTGGTTCATCTGAAGGTAGTCG